ACTTTACAGACACCATAACTTCTTTGTAATCCTGTAAAATATTCTATGTACTCTTTCATATGTCATCCTGTTTTGTGAGGACGGCTTCAGTCTCCCTTTGCCGTCCTCTGTAGCTACTATTGTTTCGTCAAACAATTAGATAATTTCTTCTTGTTTAGTTTCATTACCTTTATCATAGTCAGGTTTTGTAGAACCTGATGATACTTGTTTATGAAACTCTTGACCCATCATATAGATAGCAGCTTCCTTCTCGTCAGCTACGTTTAACATTTTAACTAAAGATGGTTTATAGACATGCCAAGTTTTATCTCCAGCACTTTTTTCTGCAGTTTGTAATTTAAACATCGCAGAGTATGCTGCCGGTTGGAAAGAACCTTTATCATCTGTCATTCTAAGATTAGAAATAAGATCATTTAGTTTTCTTGCCGGTGTAAGATTCGACGATCTCATTGTGATCACCGCTTTTCTTGGCGCACCATCTACCATTACAATTACAAAAAAGTACATAGTTTTCTCAATATAATTACCATTTTGTAATCTATATTTGATACCACGCATTTCTTCTTTTGCATTAGCAGGTGGAGTTAAATGTGTTCCAACAGGTGCTGATGGACTATCTCCCATCTCTTGCCACTCTGGCCATCTAGTCTGTGTATGTGCTACAATGACATCGATACCTTTGTTGCCGTCCATAGGTTGTCCAAAACTATTGGAATATATCATACCAGGTTCAGCTCCTTCTACATGCTTTGCACTTCTAGAGTTACACTCTGGTGATAGTTGATGTAAGATTTTCAGAATCGGTGTTGATACGTCATCTGATTTGATTTCCTCTGCACCTTTACCAGAATCGGCTCTAAGGTTTACAGCGGCTAGTGCACCTGCACTATTCTTTTTTACGACTTGTTTGTCCATACTATTTACTCCTTTATTAGTTTAGTATTTTAGTTGTTTATTTTTTATTAGTTACACTAGTTCTTTTACCTTCTAGTGTATTAAACAGATCAGCAGGAACTTCTTTGCCATTTGCTTTCCATTCCTTCATCACTGCTGATAATCGAGCGTGGTGAACTTTCTCTTGTTGAGTTGGTTCATAGCCACGCTCTCTTGCAAGGGTAGCATATGCCATAGCCTTGTTATCTTCGCCTTGGCCAAATGTTACTGTAATATTATTATCTACAATATCACCTAAGCCATTGTCTCGAAGCCATTTGATACCTTCATTCTTTTTGTCTGCTTTGAATGAGGCAAAAAACCTATCACCTACAGATAGTTCAGAACCATCTTTTAGTTTTACAGTTTTTAAATTTTGTTTCTCCATTATTTCTGGAATTACAAATTCAGAAATATATTTTTCTTGAGCTTTAAACTCTTTTAGTTTTTGTTCTGTAGCTAATACTTGTGCGCTAACAGTTTTAAATTGTTCTATTGCTTCTGATAATTCATTGACATCAACGTTATCAGTTTGATCAGGTGCATCCTGTCGTAAGTTTATATTCATAATTTTACCTTTCGTAAAATGTATATATAGGATAATTCTAGTTTGTCAACTAGGTTTGGAAAATATTTATTTCTATTGGATAGTATGTTTTTTCCTGTCTGTCCCATTTTAACAATTTATATTTGCCGTTATTCATATCAGAAACAATTGAACATGTCACGCCAATAATAGCAGGATCACCAGATAGCAATAAATAATCTTCTGATGTAAAACTTTTTAACTTTTCTCTTATTTGAAAAATTAAAGGACCAGGAGAAAAAATCATTTGTGCTCTTGCAGGAAGCATGACCGTAATCTCGCCATATTTCTGTGCACCCATTATATTATATTTAGGTTGACCGGTTTCTCTATCGACAGGAATATCCTGAACTAAATACACTTTTGACATTGACTTTTTCCTTTTGTAATAATATATACACTTTTAGAAAGAAAAAGCAAATTATGAACTATAAATTTAAAACTAAGCCATACGAGCATCAATTAAAAGCATTAGATAGATCTTGGAATAAAGAAAATTTTGCGTACTTCATGGAAATGGGTACAGGTAAATCAAAAGTTTTATTAGATAACGCAGCTGTTTTATATGATAAAGGTCTAATAAATGGTCTGTTATTAATTGCTCCCAAAGGTGTGTATAAGAACTGGTATGATTCAGAAATACCTACACACCTTCCAGACCATGTAGATAAAAAAGTTGTGTTATGGAAAACATCAGACAAGTCTATAAAACAAACTAAAATATTAAATACTTTGTTTCAACCTGGTGCTGATCTAAGAATTTTAATTATGAATGTAGAAGCTTTTTCATCTGGTGATGGACCAAGTTTTGCACACAAGTTTTTATCTTCACATCCAAAATCTATGATTGCAATTGATGAAGCAACTACAATCAAAACACATACAACAAATAGAACTAAAAATATTATTGCATTACGTGAGCTATGTAAATACAGAAGAATATTAACAGGTTCTCCTGTAACTAAATCACCGTTAGATTTATATTCTCAATGTCAGTTTCTAGACCCATGGTTGTTAGGTCACGAATCGTTTTGGACATTTAAAGCAAGACATGCTGAGACTAGAAAAATACAAGTCAATGGTCGTCAAGTAGAAATAATTACAGGTTACAGAAACTTAGGTGAGTTGTCAGATAAAGT